CATCCTAAGTATGATGAGATGATTGCGGCTTACGCTCCTGATGGTGGTTTTGATAAGGACGCTGAGGCATGGAATCAGACGATGATTTACGTGTCTGATAATGCGCGGGATTCTGGTGAGAAGGACCCTACGGTTCAGGCTCTGGGTATTCGCGGCCACATTTATGGTGCCCGCGCGGATCTTATTGTTTTAGATGATACTATTGATTTAACGAACGCTCACGAGTATGAGAAGCAAATCAACTGGTTGCAGTCTGAGGTTATTTCGCGGGTGTCTGCTAATGGTTCTATGCTGGTGGTGGGGACTCGCTTGTCTTCTAAGGACTTGTACCGTGAGTTGCAGGATGATGCGCGTTACCCGGATGAGAAGTCCCCGTGGACGTACTTGTCTATGCCTGCTGTTCTTGAGTTTAAGGACAAGGAGGAGGACTGGGTTACTTTGTGGCCTAGAACGAATCAGCCTGAGGCTGGCGTCAAGATTGATGCTCAGGTGCAGGATAAGGACGGCTTGTATCCTAAGTGGGATGGTACCCGTCTGGCTAAGAAACGTAGACGAGTGTCCCCTAAAGCGTGGGCCATGGTCTATCAGCAGCAGCAAGTCTCTGACGACGCAGTGTTCTCCCCTGAATCCGTCAAGGCAGCGATTAACGGCAACCGTTTAGTGGGACCTATACCTAAGGGTATGGTGAACCAGCGGGCTGATGGAATGAATGGCCTCATTATTGTGGCGGGCCTTGACCCTGCTACTTCAGGTCACACGGCTGCGGTCGTTGTGGGACTTGACGTGAAAACGAACAAACGCTACGTGCTTGACGTGTACAACAAGCCCCGGTATCACTCCTGAGGCCATGCGGGACATGATTAAGGGTCTCACAGACAAGTATCACGTTTCTGAGTGGCGCATTGAACGGAACGGTTTCCAAGGCTCCTTGTTCACGACAAGGAGTTGAATGATTACTGTGCAGCAAGAGGGACGATTATCCGCCCCCACTTCACTGGATCGAATAAGCATGACACCGACTTCGGTGTAGCATCCCTCACTACCCTGTTTTCTGGGTGGGAGGACAAGCACCAGTTGATTGAGTTACCCTCAACACAAAACTCGGAGGCCGTGAAGGCCATGATAGAGCAGTTGGTTACGTGGAGTCCAGCAGCACCTAAGTCTCAGAAGACTGACGTTGTTATGGCCCTGTGGTTCGCTGAACTAGCCTGCAGGGACCGCGTAATGTTGAACTCGAACTTTGTTCGTAGTCATGTGAAGAACTCTTTTGCTACGCCTTGGGATATTAAAGGCCAATCAACAGTTAATCTTGTAGATGCAGAATTAAACAAACTATTCACCCCGATGGGTGCCTAGCACCTAAAGGAGCCACATGGATCACGGACACGCTAGCCCCGGTAGTGGGAGCCCTCAACTTAGGGAGATACGTGCACATTACAACAGGATCAAAACGCAGTTCGCTGCCCGTGACGGGCGCATGCAGGACGTTCTCGCTGTACGGCAGGGTCGTATGCGGGATGTATATCCTGATCTTTTCCCAGAAGGACCCTTCGATAAGGGTATTGTCGCAAACATGGTGGACGTTGCAGCGCGGGATCTTGCTGAAACACTAGCCCCAATGCCTTCGTTTAACTGTACCAGTGCGCGGATGGTCTCTGACACGGCACGGGAGTTCGCTGAGAAGCGCACACGTATCGTTAACGGCCACATCAACTTCAGTAACGTACAGACACAAATGTATACTGCCACGGACAGGTACTTCACGTACGGTTTCGTTCCTGCCATGATCGAAGTAGACATGGAAGAGATGATGCCACGCATCACCTTCCTAGATCTATCGGCGCATACCCAGTCTTTGACCGTTGGGGTACACTAAAGCGGGGTATTTTTCTTTCTACAAGAACCGTGACGAACTTGTTGCCATGTATCCTGACGCTGAAAGCGTCCTGAAGCAGCAGTCCACCGGACTTGAAATGATTGAAGTGGTTCGATACCACGACAAAGACGTAGATGTTATCTTCTGCCCAACCCGCGAGGGTCTCGTTCTTGAGAAAGTTAAGAACTATGTAGGGGAATGCCTACTAGAGTTTGTTCGCCGCCCCGGTGTAGACACAGAGACACACGGACAGTTCGATGATGTTCTCGCAGTGCAGGTCGCTAAAGCCCGCTTCGCCCTTTTCAGCCTTGAGGCTGCACAGAAAAGTGTTCAGGCACCCATCGTGCTGCCACCTGACGCGCAAGAAATGACGTTCGGACCTGACTCCATCATCCGAACTAACAGCGGTGACCGTGTACGAAGGGTAGCCCTTGAGGTTCCTTCTGCCGCTTTCGCTCAACAAGGTGTACTTGATCAAGAGTTACGGCAGGGTTCACGTTACCCTGACGCACGTAACGGTAACGTTGAGGGCAGTGTTGTTACTGGCCGTGGCGTTCAGGCACTCATGTCAGGCTTTGACACGCAGATCCGTACAGGTCAAGCAATGTTTGCCCGCACCCTTGAACGTCTTGTTCGCAAATCGTTGATGCTTGACGACACACTGTTTGCTACTGTAAGCAAAACTGTTCGCGGTAACGCCGACGGTACCCCGTATGAGGTGAAGTACCGCCCAGAAAAAGACATTGATGGTGACTACACTGTTGACGTTCAGTACGGTCTCATGGCCGGACTAGACCCCAACAGGGCACTCGTGTTTGGTTTGCAGGCCCGTGGAGACAAACTGATTTCCCGTGACTTCCTTCGCCGCCAAATGCCTTTCTCTTTGAACGCCTCAGAAGAAGAACAACAAGTAGACATAGAAGAACTCAGGGATGCGTTGAAGCAGGCTGTCGCGGGTTACGCACAAGCCATACCTATCCTTGCACAGAACGGTCAAGACCCCGGAGAGATCCTTGCACGTCTATCCCAAATCATTATTGGTAGGCAAAAAGGTTTACCGATGGAAAAGATTGTCTCAGAAGCCTTCGCTCCTGAGCCTGCTCCCATGCTGCCGGGGGTTGAACAGTCAGGTGTTGATGACCCTAACGCTGAGATGCTGGGTCCCTCTGGCGAGGTTCCCCCCGGCGGTGATGGTAACTCCCTTGCTGGCCTAAACGATGCCACTGGTCAACTCCGTGGGGTTGCACCGGGACAGTCCGGCATGAGTCCGGGTGGTGCACCTGACATGCAAACCCTTCTTGCGTCCATGGGTTCTAATGGGCAACCTAACTTGCAGGCTGGCGTTTCACGCCGCCTACCTATCTAAGGGGTAAACGATGGCGGCTACTCCTGATCCTCGCCTAAAGAAGGCGGGTGTTGCTGGTTTCAATAAACCTAAACGTACACCCAGCCATGCCACTAAGTCTCACGTTGTTGTTGCAAAGGAAGGCGATCAAGTTAAAACGATTCGCTTTGGACAGCAGGGTGTCACTGGTGACAGGAAGCCTTCTGCTAGGCAGGCTTCGTTTAAGGCTCGTCACGCAGAAAACATTTCTAAAGGTAAAATGTCAGCGGCTTATTGGGCCGATAAAGTCAAATGGTAAAGGGATAAACAGTGGATAAAAAACCAGCAAAAAAGGCCACGACTGCACCAAAGAAAAAAGTTCCTAAAGGTTCCCATATGATGCCTAATGGTTCAATCATGAAGAACTCAGCAATGAAGAAGAAGTAGTAATGCCAGCGAAGAAACCTTTTTGGGAGACAAAGAATCCTAGAAAGAAGTCCACTCCTTTAACAGCGAAACAGAAGTCTGCTGCTAAAGCGAGGGCTAAGAAGGCTGGTAGGCCGTATCCTAATCTTGTGGATAACGCTGCTGCTAGGAGAAAGAAAAAATAATGCCTAATATTAATAAAAATCCTCCTAAGCGTAAGCCTGTTCCTGTGATGCCACGCGCCGCCCGAGGTGATCTTCCTTTGAATAGAAAAAGCCTTGCTTCGGGTAAAGCAAAGATTGTGAAAAAAAAGTGGCAAACGTGTGACTTTGAAGTCTAAGGATCAGTCAACTACTTGGTTGTTTGTTCCTAAGCGTGGTTCTTTTGTTGTTAAAAAATAATAGGAAAACTTAATGAGTAAGGATGAAAGGTAAATAGTCATGTGTATGAAGTGTGGTTGTGGGATTCCAAACGATAAAAAGGTCGCTGCCCCTATGATTCTTGCTAAACCGGGTGGTAAGTCGGTGGTTGTTAAACCCACTGATACTGAACCGGGCGGGTATGACTACAAATGATTCAGGTTCAACTACTTGGTAGAGGTACTTATGGTCCTAGAACTATTCAGGGTCCGGGTATTTCTCCTTTGTGGTCGTTTTTTTTGCCTCCTCCCGCCCAAAAATAGTGTGATTGTGTACACGGATGGGCATGTTGCTGAACAGGCAACGTTTGAGAATGACGATATTCAGGCTGATGA